GCTGGGAAAGCACTGACTCCACCTGTTCTTCCAATTCCGGCTGCTTTTTGTCTGTGTACAATTCAATGTCCAGTTGTTTGCAACTGAAATATGCTAAATTATCCGCTGAAAATGTATTCTCTCCGGGAGATAAAAACAACAGAAAAGGCGGTGCAGGGCTTTCGCCCTCGGCGAAATGATGATAGGCAAAAGGTAGTCCTATCTCTTCCATCATTTCTGCGATCTGTTCGTAGGTCATGACAACGCCCCCTGTTACAATAAGTATAGTCGGTAAATCCACAGCAAACCAGCTATGGTTTACACGCACTCATTTTTGAGCTACAATGAAAGCAGTGATTGGAATGACGGATGTCCTCCTTGGGACAAAGCGCCCGTGATCGAGACTGTCATCCATGCTTTCATTGTAGTGTTCGTTTTTGCAGGTTGAGCCGCCAGATCGGTGCGTTCGTGTCACCCAACAGATTGAATAGGGAATGAGAAAAAGCGTGGTTTCCGATTACAAATCCAAACAGGAGTGATATTTTATGAACGCAGTTGGTATCGATGTTTCCAAAGGCAAGAGCACGGTTGCGGTGCTCAGACCATTCGGAGAGGTGGTGGCTTCCCCTTTTGATGTGATTCATAACGACAATGACCTTAAACGGCTTGTTAAGCTTATCCGATCACTGCCGGGAGAATCCAAGGTTGTTATGGAGTACACCGGTACATATTTTGAACCCATAGCACAGTTTCTCCATAACAACGGTATCTTTGTTTCCGTAGTCAATGCACTCTTAGTTCATAACTATGGCGGAAACTCTTTGAGAAAGGTCAAGACGGACAAGAAAGATGCTTTGAAGCTTGCTTCCTATGCACTCGACCGCTGGACAGAACTTGATGAATATGTTCCTGCCGATGAACAGCGGAAAATCTTAAAGCTGCTGAACAGACAGTATAATCAATCCATCAAGATACAGACCACGATGAAAAACAATCTGATTTCTTTGACTGATTCTGTATTTCCGGGTATCAACCGACTCTTTACTTCTCTGGAAAGACAATCAGACGGTCATGAAAAATGGGTGGATTTTCTGCATGCTTTTCCGCATAAAGACTGTGTTGCTAAGCTGTACCTATCTGCTTTCAAAGCGAAATACAAAAGCTGGTGCAGCAGAAACAAATACCGATATTCAGAATCCAAAGCGGAAAAAATCCATTCTTATGCAAAATCAGTCATTGCTGTTCTTCCGCTAAACGAGAGTGTAAAATTGATTGTGACACAAGTTGTTTCCCAACTGAACACAATACTGGAAACTGCTTTTTCTATCCGAACGGAGATGAATAGAATTGCTTCTTCGCTGCCTGAATATGATACCGTTATGTCCATGTTTGGTGTTGGAAAAGTGTATGGTCCACAGCTCATCGCTGAGATCGGCGACACCAGACGGTTCAGAAACAGAAGAGCAATTACAGCTTTTGCAGGACTTGATGCTCCGCCGTACCAGTCGGGACAGCTTGATGTATCCTCCAGGCATATTTCCAAACGTGGTTCTGCAGCTCTCAGAAAAGTTCTCTTTCAAATAACCGAAGTATTTATCCTGAGCAAACCAGAAGATGAACCGGTGTATCAGTTCATCATCAAGAAACGCTCTGAAGGAAAGCATTATTATTCCTACAGAATCGCTGCTGCAAACAAATTTCTGCGAATATACTATGCCAAAGTGAATCAGATTTTGAATGCGACGTAACGTTTCTACGCATCTTTTCATCAGGCTGCTTCTTTTTTTAAGTTGGAAGCGGCCTTTTTGTCATGCCATTTTTTATCTTGTGAATTGTTTGTAAATTCACTGAATTGTGGCTTGACTTTTATTTGCAGGTCTCGATCAAATGCTCCAGCAACTGCACACCGTTTTCTTCCGCAGGAGCAATATGCGGTTTGCCGGATACCCGACCACCGCCACGCTTGGCATGCCCCTTTTCCAGAAGATGTGCCAGCTGATAGCGATTCTTACTGTGGACAGTCATCTCCAAAGAATGGCTGTTTTCGCCAGTCTTTTTCGTTGCCCAGCTTTTTGCATATTTTCCGGTGTCCTTCGGAGCATTGGCGGAAATCTCGTTTTTCACTTGTGTGGCGGTTTTCCGGACAGCCTTTTTCATGGCAGTATCTGCAAGGTCTGCATACTCCTGCAAGCCCTGCATGATTTCCTCTGCAAGATTGTCAATACTGGTCATTTTGCCCTGTCTTTCTGGCTTCTGCAGTAAGTTTCAGATAGTCCTTGTGCAGATAATCCGGTGTAACACTGGTGATGTTGTATATGACATCCCGAAACAAGATTCGGTTGCCTGTTACAGACGGCATCCAGCTTCGACTTTGCCGAATGAGGAATTCCAATGTTTGTGTTTCTTTGGTCACACCAGCGTCCGTATGCTCCGCAGAAGCTTTCAAAGTCACTTTTGCCCAGCAGGAAAAAACTTCGTCCCACACAGCGGTGTGATTGCCGATTTCATCGGTAACGACACGATTCTCCAGAAAGATAATTCGCTGATTCAAAGTTCCGATTTCCATTACATCACACCCTCTCGCTGTGCGAACAGAATTGAACGAAGATTCAGTGTAAGTTTATGATAATCAGGATTACTCCTGTTTTCATAAAGATAACCAAGTGCGAAAAGCATCGCAGTCCGCACAGTATCTTCATTTTTTGTAAAGTTGTCCTCGTCCATTCTGCCAACGTCCATTACCAGATTTTTTGCTGTGGAAAGCAGATTCTGAATCAGACTATCGTCCTCTTCATAATCCACTCGCAGATAATTTTTCGCCTCTTTCAGCGTAATCATAGCATCACGCTTTCTTAATGGTGAGTGTCTTGATCGCTTCCGGGAGAATCAGCTTGCCGTCCAAACGCTGACTTGCAAGGAAACCAACCTGACCTGTCATAGCAAAGAGTTCATTCAGTCTCTTGAAAGAGCGTCCCTGTCTGTCAGCCACCCAATAATAACTAAAGTCGCCGAATGCCATGCACTTGTTGCCTGCCTTGATTTCCGGCACATAGCTTGATGTCTTGTAAGGGCGATTGAGAATGGTATCCGGAATGCCAGCCTGCACAGACGGACTCCAGATATAGTTTCCTGTGTTGTCCTTTAACTTGCGAAGTGCCTTCACTGTGGAATCATTGAGCACCCACACTGCCTTTTTACGATACGGACTTCTGAGGGAGTAGAAAAGTTCCATCACATCATCAAATGTAATGCTTGCACCTGTGGTGGAAGTGCCGTCTTCTGCACCGCCTGTTGCATTGAAAATGCCGGTCGGTTTGCCCTTGCCGTCACCAACGAAGAAAGCCTCTTCTTCCTTTGCACCGATTCTTCTTGCAAACTCCTTTGCGATGTAGGACGGCAAATCAAATACAGAATCGTTAAGGAGTTCTTCGGAGATCTTGATCGCTGTTCCCAGCTTATATGCGGAAAGCGATGCCTGTCCGAACGTATCATCAGAGAGAGAATACTGCTGTTCTTCGTCCATCCAGACAGCCTCGCCCTTGGAAGTCACAATCGGAATCTTGCGGTCACCGTTGGAAGTTTTGATAACCGTTGCCATCTGGCGGAAAATGCTCTCTTCCTCCAACGCTTCCACCAGTTTTCGTTCAAACTCATCTGGAACAAGATAGCCACCCTCTGCGTCTGTGCCAATGTGCAAATCGTCATGGACATCGATCCAGTTACGATTTCTGATGCTGTTCCAGAATGCTGTCTTGTAAGTATCGCTTGCCGTACCTGCCTTTTCCGTTACGTCCGGTGTGGCAGGCTTGCCGAGAACAGGAGTGGAAGTTGCCTTGTTCATTTCAGCTTCGATTTCAGCCTGTCTTTCCAGACGCTGAATTTCCTTGCCAAGGTCAACAATGGTTTGTTCCATTGCATCGTAGGTTTTGGAATCTTCCTCACTGAGAACGCCGTTTGCATTTCTCTTGCTGTCAAGGAAGTCACGTGCTGTATCCCAAGCCTTCTTTCTCTTTTCTCTGAGTTCCTGAATTGTCATAGCCATAGTTAAAATCCTCCTTAGTATTTCAGTAATGCCAGTCTTTTTTCAAGCTGGTCAATGGGTGTGCCTGTAACAGATTCTGCCGATGCAGATACTTTGGATAAGAATGCAGATAGATTCTTCGATTTGGAATAAGTCATTGCGGTCAAAGAATCTTCCTTATCTTCATCTTCCTTTTTCTTATCAGAATTTTCTTTCTCCTCTTCGGGAGGGAAAGGGTTCTTCTTTTCGGCAAACAGAATCCCGTCCACAAATCCCATTTCATGAGCTTTTTTCGCATTGAGCCATGTTTCATCGGACATCAGTTTTGCGATCTTGTTTCGGCTGAGATGGGACTTGGTTTCGTAGGCGTTGATAATGCTCTCTTTAACTTCATCCAGCAAGATGATAGCCTTTTCCATATCTGCCTTGTTTCCCATAGCACAAGTGCTGGGATCATGGATCATCATTAGGGCAGTTGGTGCAATCAAAGTTTCATCGCCTGCCATTGCCACAACCGATGCGGCAGAGGCAGCAATACCGTCAATTTTCACAGTAACCTTGCCTTTGTGATTTTTCAGCATAGAATAAATCTGACTCGCTGCGAACACATCGCCGCCCGGCGAGTTCAGCCAAACTGTCAAGTTTCCGCTGACCTTTGCGAGTTCATCACGAAACAAAGCAGGTGTCACTTCATCGCCCCACCAAGTATCTTCTGAAATGGGACCGTTAAAGAGTAACTCAGTTTCCGATGTATCTTCGTTTTGGATAAAGTTCCAAAATTTCTTCATTCGGTTTTCTCCTCCTTTTTTGGATTTGCAAATGCTCCTGCATCAGCGAGTTTTGTAAAGCTGCCATTTACAAGATACAGGTTACCACCTTCATCCTCAGAAAGCATATTCATATCTTCAAGTTCTCGGATGTCATTCGCCGACATCCAGCCGTTTTGTCTTGCGGTAGCATAGCCTTGCATACGGGAAGCATAATCGCCACGCAGAAGTCCGTCCACATTGAACTTCACGAAATACTTTCCTTTTTCAGAATCAGAAAGAAGTGCTTTCTGTAAAGACTGCTCCCAGCGGACAATCCATGGGTCAAGGCTGTATTTCACGAAATCCAAAGAGAGATGTTCCACATTAGAAAATGTGGCATGGTCAAGGTCACCGATCATATGGAGCGGCACTCTGTACATTCTTGCGATTTCCTCAATCTGAAACTTTCGGGTTTCCAGAAACTGTGCTTCATTATTCGGAATTGCAATGGGGGTGAATTTCATGCCCTCTTCGAGGACTGCGACCTTGTGGGCGTTTCTTCCACCATAGGCTCTCTGCCACGCATCACGCACACGCTCCGGATTTTTGATCACTCCGGGGTGTTCTAACACGCCACTTGGTGAAGCACCGTTTCCGAAAAACGATGCTCCATATTCCTCACAGGCAATAGAAATGCCGATTGCATTCTTCGCAAGAGCAATGGGAGAATATCCCACCAAGCCGTCATACCCAAGTCCGGGAATGTGCAACACATCTTCTGCCTGCAGGACAATATCGCCCTGCTGTTTCAGGTTCGGATTTGCTTCATCGTAACGGCTGTAAATGTATATCAGGCGGTTTTTCTCATCACGGTCAACCTTCATTTTGTCAGGCATCAGAGGATACAATCCTAAAACATCACCTCTGCCATTTCGGATAATCTGTGCATAGGCATTGCCGTAAATCAGCAGATGGGACATTAAGGTTTCTCGGAAAACAAAAGAGGTCATTTCAGGATTTGGTTGATCGTGGAGCAAAAAGTAAAGCGGGTGCTGTGGCACTCGCTCTTTTCCCTTATCATTGTATTTGTACACATGAAGCGGCAGTTGTGCAATTGCTTCCGACAAAACTCTCACACAGGCATAAACCGCAATATGTTGTAATGCTGTTCTGTCAGTAACTCGTTTTCCTGCATTACTTCTGCCGAAAAAGTATGTGTATGACGGGCTGTCACAGCTGTTGGTTGGCTTGTCTCTGGACTTGAATAGTCCGCTGAAAATTCCCATGAAATCACGCTCCTTTCTTGACTTTTCGTATATGGGTGTGGTATAATAAAATATATCACATTAAGAGGAGTCTTTAAATGAAAAATAAAATTTTCGACATTAAAATTGCTTTAAAAAACGGTGCCTATCAATCAGCGTTAGCTCTTAGTTTAACGCTTCCTGACATATGTTCTCAGGTCTGGAAACAAAAAAACAAAACTGATAATAAGGATTATATTGACTGGTGTAATACTTATGTAAACTATGATGAAGTTAATATTGGATTTGGAACAGAAAATGCAACAATACATGGAGAGGAAACATATGCATTACGATGTGCCTTTTTACATAATGGCAATGAGGATATAAAATCACAAAAAGCCGCTAATAACACAACAATTACAAAGCTTCATATTGTAAAGCCGAATGGATTAGATGGTTATGGTTTTCTATATAAAGTTAATGACTCAACTGGTGATGTTGATGTAACTTTTGATGTTGAACAAATCTGCATTTTACTTTGCGATGCTGCTGAAAAATTCTATAATCAATATAACAAGCCAAGTGATTTTATAAACCGACTGTGCAGTTTCGAGCTATAAAATCAACATCTCTCGTTCATCATAAACACTTGCACCAGAATCGCCAATACCACAGCGAATTGCACGGTCAAGAGCCATAATCATGGCAACCGCACCGTCAATCTTCTCTGTGGATTTTTCTTTGTCCGGCTTGATATTTCCGGCAGGGTCACGGCGAATGAAGATGTTGTCCATCATCCACCTTAAAACAGGATGTCCGTTGTGTGCAAGCGTCTGTTCCAGGGTCAGTTTCATCAGTTCTTTGGTCGGCGGACTCATATCTTTGTAGCCCTGTCCGAGTTGCACCATCGTAAATCCAAGCCCCTCCAGATTCTGTGACATCTGCACTGCACCCCATCTATCGAATGCTATCTCCTTGATGTGAAACTTCTGCCCCAGCTCATCAATGAAGTTTTCGATAAAACCATAGTGAACCACATTCCCCTCAGTGGTTTTCAGATAGCCTTGCCGTTCCCAAACATCATATGGAACGTGGTCACGTCTTACTCTGAGGGGCAGCGTTTCTTCCGGCAGCCAGAAGTAAGGGAGAACATAATAATGCTCATCATCTTCAGTGGGTGGAAAAACAAGCACAAAAGCTGTAATGTCTGTTGTAGAGGAAAGGTCGAGTCCACCGTAGCAGATTCTTCCTTCCAGTTCAGATTCATCAAAAGCTACCTTGCATTTGTCCCACTTCTCCATCGGCATCCAACGCACTGCCTGTTTTACCCATTGATTCAAACGCAGTTGTCGAAAAGCATTTTCTTCACCGGGAGTTTCCTTTGCAGAATTACACGCAGCCACCACCTTATCCATACCGATAGTCTTATCCAGTGACGGATTTGCTTTTTTCCACACCTTTGGATCCGTCCAGTCCTCAGATTCATCTGCACCATAAATGACCGGATAGAAAGTCGGATCATGCTTTCTGCCCTCCAGAATGTCCTTTG